TCGCTCTTGTAGAGAGCGGACTGGGAGAAAGCTAAATATGTTAGTATATTTGATTTGTTATGGCGCCGGTATGCTGTTTGCATCCAGCGCCCATTACTGTATGTCAGGACTCAGTCTGGTCCTGGCAGCGGTCTATCTTTATTTTTATGATTATAAAAAGAGCGGAAATCCGCTACATCTGCGGGGTCTGTTTTCTGCCTTTTGGGTCGGAGGACAGGCTCTTTCGTGTATGAAACTGAGTCGTCTGCAAACAGATTGGAGTTATGTTACATGGGCATGTTTTTTTGTGGCATTGACTGCATTCTGGTGTGTATATGAATTGGCGGAAAAGCGATTTGAGAAAAAAAGCTGCTCTGTGGGTTCTCGTGTTATTGAATTGGGCAAAGACGTAAATACAGCGGGAGTATCCGGTTATGGACTTGGATTGTTTACCGCCGTGATCCTTTTGACGCTTGTTTCACTGGCTGCGTTTACACTGGAGGCTGTGGTTCTCGGCTATATTCCGTTTTTTGTGCGCGGTGTTCCGCATGCATATTCCTATTTCCACATTACCGGTGTTCATTATTTTACTGTATCCTGTGTACTGGTTCCGTCAATGGCGGTGGTACTGTTTGTGACGGAAAAAAATATAAACACGGGAATGAAGGTGGCTGCGGCAATTTCGGCACTGGTTGCTCTGGCAATTCCGGTACTTTGCGTATCCAGATTCCAGTTGATATTTGCCGTTATTCTGGCGGTTATTACCTTTATGCAGGTCAGCGGAATTAAGAAAATCCGGTATCTGATCGCGGCTGCAGCTGCGCTGGTGCCGCTTTATGTGATACTTACAATCGCAAGAAGTCATGATGTGGAATATTTGAATGGTATTTTTGAGATGAAAAATCTGAATACACCGATCTTTATTACACAGCCATATATGTACATTGCCAACAACTACGACAATTTTAATTGTCTGGTAGAACAGTTGACAGGATATACCTATGGAATCAAAGGGATGTTCCCGCTGTGGGCACTGACCGGATTGAAATTTATCAAGCCTGAGCTGGTATCGTTTCCGCTTTATACGACGAAAGAAGAACTGACAACGGTGACTTTGTTTTACGATGCCTACTACGATTTTGGTATTGCGGGAGTATTCTTTTTTGCAGCTGTGCTTGGCATCTTTGCAGCATGGCTGATGCGTCGTGCTTCCAGACCGGGAAATCCGTTCTGGCAGGTATTTTATGGTCAGGCAGCATTGTATTTTATGTTATCGTTTTTTACCACATGGTACTCGAATCCGACCACTTGGTTCTATTTTGCGGCTACAGGGGCAGCGGCAGTATATGTGGAGATTATAAAGAGGGCGCATAACAAGCGTTCGATTCATCTGAAAGACAGAAGATCATAAGGAGGACAAACGATGGTATCAGAGAAAATGAAGCCGTTTCTGGCAAACAATTCCGCAATCCGTGCGATGTTTGAAGAAGGAAAGCGCATGGCGGCCATTTATGGCAGTGAAAATGTGTATGATTTCAGTCTTGGAAACCCTAACGTACCGGTTCCGGAAGTGAACGATGCACTTTTACATGTGATTCAGGAGTCTGAATTTAATATACTTCACGGCTACATGAGCAATGCCGGTTATGAAGACGTGCGCCAGACCATCGCCGATTCCCTGAATCAGAAATTTGGAACCAGTTTTTCTTATAAAAATCTGATCATGACCGTCGGAGCGGCCAGTGGATTAAATGTAATTTTAAAGAGCATTTTAAATCCGGGCGATGAAGTGATCGCGTTTGCTCCGTATTTTGTGGAATACAACAGCTATGTGAGAAACTATGACGGCAATATCGTAGTAATTTCTCCGGATACAGAGACCTTTATGCCGAAGCTGGATGAGTTTGAAGAGAAGATCACAGCCAAGACAAAAGCAGTGATCATCAACAGCCCGAACAATCCGACCGGAGTTGTGTATTCAGAAGAAATTTTAAAGGCTCTGGCAGCAATCATGAAAAAGAAAGAAGAAGAGTTTGGCACTTCCATCGTCCTTCTTTCGGATGAGCCGTACCGTGAGCTGGCATATGGCGGCGTTGAAGTTCCGTATGTGACAAAATACTATCATAACACAGTTGTATGTTACTCATACAGTAAGTCTCTTTCTGTTCCGGGCGAGCGAATCGGTTATCTGGTAATTCCGGATGAATTGGAGGACAGCGAGCTTCTGATCGGTGCAGCGACCATTGCAAACCGTGTACTTGGCTGTGTCAATGCACCGTCCCTGATCCAGAAAACGATTAAATATTGCATCGATCATGATATCACGGTAGATCTGGATGCATACGAGAAGAATCGCAATCTGCTGTACAATGCATTGATTGAGTATGGTTTTTCCTGTGCGAAACCAGATGGAGCATTCTATCTTTTTGTGAAATCTCCGGCAGCAGACGAAAAGGAATTCTGTGAGGTAGCTAAAAAGCATCATGTTCTGGTAGTTCCGGGCAGTTCTTTTGCATGCCCAGGTTATGTGAGAATCGCATACTGCGTATCTTACGAGCAGATCGAACGTTCTCTGCCGGCATTCAAAGCCATTGCTCAGGAGTACGGTCTCTGCGAAAAATAAAAAGAATATGGAAAAAGCGTGCATCCGGCGCATATGCTATAATAACATCTCATTTTGAGGCATTTTATGGCAAAAGGATATTTACAGATGGATGTTGTATCGGATGCGAACAATTTTCCGATTGCAGATGCAGAAATTTCCATATCGAGAACAGAAGAGCCGGACCAGGTTCTGGAACAGATTCTTACGAATAGTTCTGGTCAGACGGAAAATGTGGCACTGGATGCGCCGCCGGTGGAGCTGAGTCTTACTCCGGCGAATGACATTCGTCCATATGCCGAATATACGGTGCGGATCACAGCGCCTGGTTTTGAGCCTGTTGTGATATCCGGTACGGAAATTCTTGCAGATGCAACGGCGATCCAGGGTGTGCGGATGATACCGCTGGCAGATTCTGGCGGTCAGCGGGAGGAAGATATTGTGATCCCTGACCACACACTTTATGGAACATTTCCGCCAAAGATCGCGGAGAGTGAGATCAAACCGGTGGCTGAGAGCGGAGAGATCGTTCTTTCGCGTGTGGTAGTTCCGCAAACTGTTGTGGTTCATGATGGTGTGCCAAGCAATTCGGCAGCGAAAAATTATTATGTTCCATACCGGGATTATATTAAAAATGTAGCATCCAGCGAGATCTATGCTACATGGCCTCAGGCGACTATTACGGCAAATGTGCTGGCAATTATGTCGTTTACGCTGAACCGTGTATATACGGAATGGTACCGCAACCAGGGATATGATTTCACGATCACATCCTCTACGGCCTTTGATCACAAATGGATCTACGGCCGGAACATCTACGAATCGATTTCTGTGATCGTGGATGATATTTTTGATAACTATTTGTCCAGGCCGGAGGTGAAGCAGCCGATCCTGACACAGTATTGTGACGGCAGGCAGGTGACATGCCCGGGGTGGATGGCCTTTTTGCAAGTGCGTATAAACACGAAAAAGCCTTATTTTAAAGGCTTTTCGAGGTGTCTGTCATATAATAATAGACATCAATATGGTTCTTTTCACGGTCAAAGACGATTTTCTCCACAATACTGCGGAGAGCAATATTCTTTTGCTGGGGAGAGAAGTTCTCGGACAGTAATATGTCTTTTACACTCCGGATGCTGCTCAACATATGGGCATCGTCCGGAGTTTCTTGCGTTTGCGGGCGTGACGCCAGAAGTTGTGCCAGGGAAGTTTCAATAGACTCGCGCTCCTTCTGGATCAACTGCTTGTTCTGCTTGTACTCCTCCAAAGAATCAATTCCATCGATGTACGCATCTTTAGCACGTTTCTCCTTCATCTCCAGTTTCTGCAGCAGGGTGTTCAATGTGTCCAGCTCGTGAGTGTCTTCAATCTTCATCGAGTTCTTAATTTCGTATTCCACCGTACCAGAGCTCAGAACCTCGTCCAGAGCCGCGAGCACAGCCGGGGCGATTTCATCTTCACGGACATAGTGATTGTGCTGGCATTTGCCTTTCAGAAAGCCGTAGCACTGGAAAGAGAACATGTCTCCCATTGTTTTTGTGTGCCGGATGCAGGAGGAGAGTGTGCGTCCACAATCAGAGCATTTAAGTACTCCGGAGAGCCAGTGTTTTGTGACCTCCACCGGTTTGGCATTTTTCGGTTTGTATTCGGATGTATACCGCTCCATTGCTTTTGCAAAAAGATCCTTGCTGATGATCGGCGGATGAGTACCTTCTGATATGATCCATTCGGACGGATCCCGGATTTCGTTGCTCTCATTGCAGGTGCGGTTCCAGCGGATCGTTCCGTCATAGATCGGATTCTGCAGTATGTATTCGACGGACCGCTTTTCGAACGGTTTTCCGTGAGATGTTTTCAGTCCCAGGCTGTTCAGATACTTGGTCAGTGAAAAGATGCTCATTTTCTGGTTCACATATTTGTCAAAGATCATCCGGACGATCTCAGCCTCTTCCGGAACAATCTCCGGTGTGGCTTTGTGGTATGGAATCCGGTATCCCAGAGGCGGCCGGCACTGGACACCACCGTTTTTCGCCTTGGTCTTCATGCCGCGAGTCACATCCTGGGCGAGGTTGTACGAATAGAATTCATCCTGCCACTCGATGATCATCTCGATCAGACGGCCATACATACCATCGAGAACCGGCTCAGAGATACTGATCACATCGATGTTCAGTTTTTTGCGCAGCATGCCTTTGTAGAAAGTGCTTTCGTCCTGGTTGCGGGCGAATCGAGAGAACTTCCACACCAGAATACAGTCGAACGGTTTTGGTGTGGTCTTGGCGGTTGCAATCATCGTCTGGAACTGCGGTCGGTTGTCAGCTTTCTTTCCGCTGCGGCCTTCGGATTCCATAAAGATGTATTCTTTCGGAACTACGATGTTGTTTGCTTTGGCATACTTTAAGATAGACTCAAGCTGCGACTCCGGACTCAGGTCCATCTGACCGTCAGTACTTACACGGACGTAGGCGGCGCCGATCCGCAGGGTAGAAGTGGATTTTTGTTTCATTGGATCATCTCCCTTGATGGGAACCATATTGCGGACGTGGGCAAAATGGTTCTGAGTAAACAATATGTAATTTTGGGTACAAAAATAACAGCCACAGAGAACAAAAGTTCCTGTTGCAAGGCTGCCCCGGAAGATGATACAATATGGTTGGTGTTAAGCTGTAGCATCTTCTAGGGGTGTTATAGTAAATCGTCCAATCTCTGCTGTGCGGAGTGGGTGTGGCCGGTTTCTGTTGGTAGCAGGAGCCGGTTTTTTGGTGTAACGAAAAAGACCCCGTATTACTACGGGATCCTTCCATAATGACTTCTGTCTTCTTTAATGCCCTAAAGGCGCTGTTTACGAAAATGAATATTTTCGCATAGTCATTATACAATAAAGTATGCCCGCAGTCAATAAAATAATACTAAAATACGAATAATTCTTTTAGTTTTTCATTAACCTTGTCCATTGATTCAGGAGAAAGTTTTATACCAGAAAGAACACCCCTTGCGTTGCGTGGATCATAAATGCGCATTTTACTTACGGTGGTAATCTGATCAACCAGTGCAATACTTCCTGGCTTCATTCGCTGTATCTCAGTTCCTATTTTGCTTAACTGTTTCATGTCCTCATCGTTCTTTTTGGCTTTTCCATACCATTCTTTCTGAATTTCTTTGGCGGTTTCCAGATATTTCTTGGCATCAGCTAACAACTCTTCAGAATTACTTTCATCAAAGGAGAGTAATTTTTTGTCAACTGCGTCGAGCATGGAATCAAAAAGAGAAACCATTCGGTCAATTTCTTCCTTCTCTTTCTGGAGATTCTGGGAAAGGGTATCGTATTTTAATTTTAAGCTACGGTAGAGTTCGTTTCCTAAAAATACATCATTATCATGAATAGGGTTATTATCTTTATGGGAAGTTAATGGAATAACTGTTAATACGGAAGAGTTTCTCGGATTGTGATTATTAATAACTATTCCATAGTGTAAACCTCCGTATTCACTTCCTACATTGAAACCAAAGTTTAGCTTAACAATATCCCCTCGTTTGTAAGATTTCAATTTAGTAGAATCGAAAGCTTCCTCCTGCTGTATGTAATCAACATAAGAACGTAGCCAATAGGAAATTAAATTAGCTTTTTTTAAATGATCTCCTGAAGGATCGTCAATGTATGATTGCAATAATTTTTCCATTGAATCAAAAGCTTTTTTCTTATTGTTCTCAACAAGTTCTTTTGTTAGTGGTTTACTCATGGTGTCTCCTTTCAGTTGTTCTTTTTCGAGTACCTGCAGCTATATCATATCGGCATGCTCTATAACCTCTTCATCATTTCCAGTACTGGCGCTCATCCAATACACTTACCCGCACCCCCGACCCTCAGCGGCCCGGGTAAGTATACTGGCGCCCCGAAGGGCGCGCAAGTAACAAAGAAAACAATTTAATCGATACTGTCGATGTCAAGAGAATATCCAATAACTTCTCCAACAGATGTACATTTACCTCTCAGAGTTACGGTATCACCCAGCTCCATTTCCATGACAATCTTCTTTTGCTCCTCATTCTCTATATAGCACCGAACACCAAGAATTTCATAAGGACCATCACCAACGAGGCTGATATATTTGCCATCACTATCAATGACACTGAGAATGCCTGTAATTTCGAGATATTGATTTTTGTATGTTTCGGAAGCCTTCATAGCATTTGTATCTAACAGTTTTTTCATTTCTGTTACAGTTGTAGATGTATAAACAATTGCCTGTGTGGTTTCTTCCACAGCAGCGACTGATTCATTGGTTTTGAGTGATGTGTCACTCTCTCCACCGCCAGCAACTGCACCAATAATTGCTAGAACAAAGATTCCGATAAAAATCTTCGGAATGAGCCCCATGCCCTGTTTTTTACGACATTGCGGACAAATTTTTGCCTTTGCTGAAATTTCTGTCTGGCAATGCTTACAGATTTTTGTGGTAGGTTTTTCTTTTTTCATAATAAGTCCCTCTTTCTGGTTAGAATTTTTTAATCACACCGAGTATTGGAGAAAACATTATTACATACCCATCTTTTTCAACACACACGCCATATTTTTCTCTATAGCATTCAAGCGCATCCATCAGAAACTCTTCTGAAACACCCAAACATTCCGCCAGCTCATGCTGATTCTGGCAGCAGTTTTCGAACCCTCTGATAATCCCAGACAGCCCGATCAGGCGATCATACGCCCAGAGCCGTGCCCGGTATTCTTGCTTTCGGTTGGAGATATCGGTCTGATCAAGAATATCACCGGTCGAGGTGTAGTAGTGACCGAGCTCTTCAGCAAGAACAGAGCTTTTCTCTGGTGTTGTCTGGAGGGTTTTACTGATAGCTATGGAGCCATCACAGTAGAGTCCCTTGATTCTCTCGCTTTTAAATTCGTAATCGATGATTTCTATACCTTCCTCGCAGGCTTCGTTTTCCAATAATTCATAGGAATTCATATTGTCCACCTCCCCGCTCAGTATATCAAAGCAGTTGTCCGGATTTTCGGACAGTCTATTTATTTTTTCGATTTTTTACAAATTCGGCGAACTGGCGAATCTCGTCCAGTTCATCTTCGGTAAACTCATCGCCGCTGAAATGTGCCGCTATAGTAGAAGACACATTGTTATCGGAATCATCATCAACCAAATAATCCAAACTGCAATTAAAGTATGCGGCCAGTTTTCTTAAAGTAGAAAGCTTTATGTTGTCACATCCCTTTTTATAAAAACCATCAATAGTCGTATATGGTATATCAGCCTCTCTGGAAAGAATGGCTTTTGTAATTCTTTTTTCTGCCATGAGCTTGTCGAGTTTTTCTGTAAATGACATGTCACCAACCTCCTCTATGTATTGAATATACAACAGAAAAATTACTTTGTAAAGTAAAAAGTTACCCTAAAAAATAAAATAATTACGTTTTGGGGTTGACAAATTACGATAAAGGGTATAACATGACGATATAATTACGACACAGGGTAACAAATAAAGGGGGTGGAACAATGTTTCCCAATTTAAATGCAGAGTTAGCCAGACATAAATTAACTCTTAAATCACTGGCTGAGCTTACAGGAATTAATTATGAATCCCTGAAAAACAAAGCTAGTGGTGTAACTGAATTTAAAAGGAATGAAATGTATATGATCAAGAAAAAAGCATTCCCAAACTGTTCAGTTGACTACCTGTTCGCCGAAAGTAACGAATAAGTGTGATGTAGATGGATATTAAATCCTCCTCTCATAATACTCGGCATAAAAGCCTGTACATACAGTTTAGAAGATGTGCGGAAGGAGTTCAATGGACTTTGTTGCTCAAAATTCCGACATTTTTCGACGTAAAATCCTTGACAATCCTCACGCCAAGGCGTTCGGGGGAAATCCTCTCTCTGGTTGATATGATTATGGTATCAAAACGAAATGGAGGTATGAGGATGGTGACAACGATACGGTTACCGGAAGAGCTTCACAAGAAACTGAAGACCGAGGCCCGGGCAAAGGGGATGACGTTGAACGGGCTGGTTGTGTGGGTGTTGTGGGAGTGGGTGAGGAGATAGGAAGGAGTGAGAGGGATGTTAACGGCAATGTTCGCGGTAAGTACAGTAATATGTGCAAGTGGATGGTTTATCAGATATATAAGTACGGCAGCATTTGCTTACTATCTGGAAACCAAAGGGTACCCTCAGCCGAATGAACAGGAAATTCGTGAGTGTACCCAGTGGGTTATAAAACAAATATTTAAGTTGTAATGCCAAACTGGGCCTTAATGAGCTCAGTAACAACATTAGAAGCAATTTGCGTTAATGCATCCAAAGAAGCAGAGCCGACTTTAGAAGAAATCGATTTGACACCAGTCCATATTTTATTTTCACGGATATTGGCGAGAAAAGCATGGCCTTTGGGTGTTAAGTCGACAATGGCAATATTACCGGCCAAATCTTCTTCACGCATAAAAATAAGATTAGCGTGATGACATTGATAAAAATGATAGCGAAGTTCATCATCGCTATATTTCTGTAAAAGAGGACACTTATCCAATTCATCTGGGTAAGCAAGATAAACTTGGTAGCCAGTATTATCTTCTGTTGAAATCAAGATATCGCGGATGCAATCAGGGTTAAGTTTCATGGTTTTCTCCTTTCATAAATACTCGGTATTGTGGTGTTTATATTTGGATTATAGGGGACGGAGACGGAATACGCAAGCAACAAGTACAACCACTATTACATACAATCTACCAGAGAGGGGATGGTGATGTGAACATAACATTTACAAATTACTTCCGTATTGGGAGTGAGGCGATCGCATTTCTGGCACTTTCTCAGAATGAGAAGGAACGTGCTGCAAATCACGCCCGGCGGGAGCCGCTTACAAATTTTGGAGAAGTAAAAGAGAGACGGACTGCCTGATGGTGGTCCATGTGGACAAGCATAAGGAGGAGGAAATAAGAATGCATGAAACGAAGAAAGGGGCGGCAGGTTCTGTGTCAGTACTGCCAGCCAGAGACCATCTGGAATGTTTCGAAATTCATGAAGATCCGAGGCGGAGGGTACATGTGTCCTGTGTGCCGAAAGCGCCTTCGCCGGCAGCGAGAGTCAGAGAACGATCAGTGAGTCTGTTTGATGTGATGGACAAAGTTGGTAGTGTGGTTGGTTTTCTGGCCAGTATGGCAATGATCTATCTGGTGATTCGGGTAAGTTATGGAGTTGTTTGGATATGAGCAAGCGCAGGAATGGAACGAATCAGGCGATGGTTCAGTCAGGACTTAATCGCTACAAATTAGGAAAGAAAAAGCGCCCTGGAGCGGCAACTCCGGCGGGCGCAAGCAAAATAACTTATACAGGGAAGTATAGCAAAATTTGAGGAGGATTTCAAGTATGGTATATAGAAGTTATTCAACTAGAGAGAGCGTCTACCTCAGCAAAGAAGAAGCAGAGCTGATTAAACTTGCGCTCCATTTGCTGATGAAGAATAAGATTCTGGCGGGAGATAATTCTGAAAAAGATACTATTTGTGAACTCGTTGCGGAAATGAACAGATGCATTTGCGAGAATCAGGAGCGTGAAGCAAGAAAAGAAACGCATCCTTTGACTCAGTCAATGGAGGAGATGTTGGATGAAGTATAGTTACCGCTGCGATGCATGCGGATGTTATCTGGATCCGGGCGAAGGTCTTTTGTGTGATGAATGCCGGGAGAAAACCAGAGTACGCATCAAGAAGATGAATACCTATAACGAGATGGTCGCAGAGAGCAAGAGCGGCCAGTATGAAATGAAGTTACAGGAGGCTATGTAAGTATGGGCGTTTTTGAATATAAGCAGATTCTGTCAGAGATGATGGCAGCAACAAATAGAAAGGGATACAAAGAACTTCTGGAGCACATGGAGAACAGCGGTTTCTTTACAGCACCGTGCAGCGGTCAGAAGCACTTATCCAGAGAGGGAGGACTTGCTGAGCACAGCTTTAACGTGGCTCAGATGGCACTGAGTCTGAAAGAGATGTTCGCGCCGGATGTTCCGCGTGACAGCGTGATCATCTGTGCAATTCTCCATGATCTGGGAAAGATGGGACAGTTTGGAAAGCCGAATTATGTGCCGAACATGCTGACACCGAGAGCGACAAAGGCAAACCCGACTCCCGAGCCGTACCAGTCCGATAAAAAGCCGTATGTGACAAATCCGGAGCTGATGTATGTGGACCATGAGATTCGTTCGATCGTGATCGCGCAGCAGTATATCGAATTGACAGAGGACGAGCAGACAGCAATTCTCTGGCATAACGGTCTTTACGGACCATTTAAGTATGAGATTCCGGGGAAAGAGACACCGCTTTATCTGCTGATCCATATGGCTGATATGTGGGCTGCGAGAGTGATTGAGAAGGAAGACGACCAGATCGAAAGCGAGGAGTAGCTTATGGGCAATTTGGATTTGTATGACAAATTCCGGTCCGTGCCGAATGAAGCGAAGAAATCGATCCAGGCAGGACGGTTAAAGGGAAAGACTGATATCAATCCCATGTGGCGCATTAAGGCTCTGACAGAGGCGTTCGGACCTTGCGGTATCGGCTGGTACTATAAGCCAGTCAACAAATGGATGGAACGCCAAGGGGAAGAGGTTGCAGCCTTTGTTGATATTGAACTGTATGTGAAGTATGAAGGTGAATGGAGCAAGCCGATTTCGGGAACCGGAGGAAGCATGTTCGTTGTGGAGGAAAAGAAAGGCCTCTATGTATCAGATGAGTGCTACAAGATGGCGACTACCGATGCAATCTCCGTTGCCTGCAAGCAGTTAGGATTCGGCGCGGATGTGTACTGGAGCAGTGACCGGAGCAAGTATGATTCACCGGGAGTGCAGGATCCACAGGGAGCGCAGCAGCCAGAGTATGAGACTGATCCGAACAAGGCTCTGGTCCAGAATGTACATATCAATACGATTTTCACGGAGCTTGCAAGAACCGGCATCGGCATGAAGAGTATGCTCAGCCGTTACAATTTGAACGATATCCACAATATGACTATGGCGCAGTTCTCGGATGCGATGGCGATCTTGAAGAGCAGACCGGACAAGCCGGATAAGGAGCCGCCGATGGCCCCACCGGATAACGTGGATGATCCGTCACTTCCGTGGAATACACCGTCGAGGTGAGATGCATGGAGTGTACTGGAAAATTCGAAAGCATTACTCGGGATTGGCTGAGTGGGAAATGGCTGATCACCTTTTCTACCAATGAGAATATCACTGGCAGCATCGATAAAATTAAGGACAAGGTTCTGCGGCTTGTTGTGAAGCAGTACCGCGAGAAGCGGAGCCTTGACTCAAATGCGTATGCGTGGGTGCTGATGCAGAAAATTGCGGAGGCTGTCCAGAGTGACAAATGGAGCGTATATCTGGAGATGCTTGCAAAGTACAGCCGGACATTTACCCATGTGATCGTGAGACCAGATGTGGTGCCACGATTTGAAGCAGAATGGAGAACGGTCCGCAACCTGGGAGAAATCACTGTGAACGGTCAGACTGGCATTCAGCTGCAGCTGTATTTCGGCAGCAGCACATTCGATACAAAGGAAATGAGTGTGTTCATTGACGGACTGATCGAGGAGTGCAGACAGTTGGAGATTGAGACATTACCGCCAAATGAAATCGAGCGGATGAAACGGGAGTGGGGAGTGGAAGTATGACGAAATTATGGAGTGTGCTTGTGGATGATCTGGAGCATTGTTACGTGACCGGCAGCAGCATGATCTGCATCCATCATGTATTCAATGGACCGAACCGGGCACTTTCCGAGAAATATGGTTTCCTCATTCCTCTCCATCCGGACTGGCATAACTTTATGCCGTACAGTGTGCATATGGATGCGAATTTTGATCTGTTCTTAAAACAGAAGGGACAGACGTATTATGAGAGTCATTACGGCACCAGAGAAGATTTCATCCGTGAATTTGGCGAGAGTTATTTATAGACCTCAGAGTGGCGAAGGGATTTGATATGTCACAGTATCGTACTTTTGAAAGCCATTTTGATATTACCTCTTGGGCCAGTCCTTCTGGCCCGGAAGGGAGGCAGATGAAAGATTATGATATTGTCCAGAGTGCAGTATATAACGCTCTGGGCGTTGGAAGAAAGAATGCCGTGAGCCGCAAGGAGTTGGTGGAAAAGACTGGTTATTCCGACCGGATGATCAGACACGCGATTGAGATGTTGCGGCGTGACCGTGTGATCATCAACTTGGACACAGGCTACTATATCCCTTATTCGAACGAACAGGGGCGGCGTGAGACGGAGCGGTGGCTTGCAAAGCAGAAAAGCCGGACCAGAGCGATTAAGCGGGCGGCGCGGGGCGCTGAGCGGTTTGTGCGCGGCGGTCAGGTGGTTCCGGGGCAGATGGAGATGGCAGGTGTTTGGGAATGAACGAGAAGAACAGTTTTGTCCTTTACATGAGTTATCTGGAGCAGATAAGGCTTCTGACGGACGAACAGGCGGGAACATTATTCAAGGCGATATTACATTATGCAGCACATGAAGATCTGCCGGATATGGATGGAATGACCTCGATGGCATTTTCATTCATCAAGGCGGGGATCGATAAAGATTTTGCTAAATATCAGAAGACTTGCGAGGCGCGGAGTGAAGCTGGGAAAATGGGAGGCAGACCACCAAAAGCCAAAAAAGCAAATGGTTTTTCCGAAAAGCAAACCGAAGCAAAAAAAGCTGATAATGAGTATGAATATGATAATGATTTAAAAAAGAAAGGCACTATCGTGCCTAAAGAAAAAGCGCCACGCTTTTTACCACCCACAATCGAAGAGGTGCGGGCATACTGTGCTGAGAAAGGATATGCGGTGGACCCCGAAAGATTCGTTGATTTTTACGAGTCAAAAGGGTGGCATGTTGGAAAGAACAAGATGAAAGACTGGAAGGCAGCTGTAAGAAACTGGAACCGGATGCAGAGGGAGGATGGAGCCGCCAAAGCCACGGGCCAGAGGCAGGCAGATTCCGCCAAAGGCAAGAACCGGTTCAATAATTTCGAACAGCGGGAGCATGACTATGACGGCATGGTGTTTGGCGAGATAAGGAGGCGGAAAAATGGATAAAGAACTGACCACGGAACAGTGGAAAGAAGAAAAGCGGAAGAAAAAGGCACAAATGATCGCTATGCAGGCGCTGCCATACGAGGTCAAGGTGAGACGTGCAGAGCTCCGGGCAAGGGAGTACATAGAAAAAATGGACGATATGGGACTGGGTGCTCATGTCAGCGTAGGAGGTCTGGACAGTATCGTGCTTCTGGTATTCCTGCGCAGCATTGGTATCGATGTGCCAGCGATCTCCGTATCCTCCCTGGAGGATTACAGTATCCAGAAGATACACCATGAACTGGGCGTTATTCCGGTGAAGATAGGGAAACCCAAGGTAGATGTGCTGAATGAATTTGGGTTCCCGGTTATTTCAAAGCGAATCGCCGGCAAGATTGATACTTTGCAGAACCCGACTGAAAAGAACAAGACGGTCCGGCATGCGATCATTACCGGTGAATGCGGAGAACAGGGGCACTTTACAACGAACAGCCGCATGAAGCTGCCACAGAAGTGGCTGGAGCTGTTCGCTGGATATGAGAACGAAAATGAGGGCGTAAATTATAAGATAGCACCATTCAAAGTATCAAACAAATGCTGTCTGTATATGAAAGAGAAACCATGCGACAAATGGGCGCTGGAACATAACAGCCGGCCCTTCCTCGGACTGATGGCATCAGAGGGTGGACAGCGTGAAGAGGCACTGACAGAGCATGGCTGCAATTATTTTGGCAAGGGCGTGATCCGGAGCGCTCCGTTTGCACCGTTTCTAAGACAGGATCTTCTGCAGCTGGCGCTGGATCTTCAGGTGCCGGTTCCAGATATCTACGGGGAGATCAGACGGAAAACGGACGGAACACTGTACACGACCGGCGCCCAGAGGACCGGATGCAGCATGTGTGGATTCGGGATACATCTGGAGAGCAGACCGCACCGGTTTGACAGACTCCGGGAAAGAAATCCAAAGGAATGGGAGTTCTGGATGTACCGGTGCTGTACAGATCCAGAGACCGGAGAGAAGTTTGGATGGGGCAGGGTATTGGATTATATCGGAGTTGACTGGGAAGACTGGCCTGCAGTGCAGATGACGATTTTTGATTTTCCGGAGTATTTGCCGGATTAAATAAAAAAGGACATCCGAAGATGTCCTGACCGAATTGCTGTACACGTCTGAAACTAGACGCAAACGTGTTGCATTATAGAGATGTTGAGCTGTAAAAAGAACTCTACTATAAGGCATCACCCCTTTCGGAATAAAATATTCCGAATCGATTCGGTGCAGACATAATATCGCATACGAGTCGAAATGTCAAGTAAATCTAAACGATAATATGGATGAAAGGAGACCGGAGCCGCTGGCCAGCGTAAAGGATATCCTGGCTCCTTTCTAAAAGATGATAAATGGAGAACTGATTGTTGATAATTTCGCCGGCGGCGGTGGGGCCAGTACCGGAATCGAGATTGCAACAGGAATAAGCGTGGATATTGCCATCAATCATGATCCGATGGCGATTGCACAGCATAAAGCGAATCACCCGAGCACGAAGCATTACTGTGAGTCAGTATGGGATGTAGATCCGGTGGAAGCCTGTGGCGGGCGTCCGGTGGCGCTTGCCTGGTTCTCACCAGATTGCAAACATTTCAGTAAGGCTAAGGGTGGAAAACCAAAGGATAAGAATATTCGTGGTCTTGCATGGGTAGCATTGAGGTGGGCTGCGAAGGTAAGACCGAGAGCCATCATGCTTGAGAATGTAGAGGAATTTAAGACGTGGGGACCGCTGAACCGGGCACACCGCCCGATCAAGAAGAAACAGGGTGTGACATTTAAGAAGTTTGTCAGCCAGTTAGTAGATCTTGGATATACAGTAGAATACCGGGAACTGGTGGCAGCAGATTATGGCGCCCCAACCATGAGAAAACGATTCTTTCTGGTGGCACGGTGTGATGGTAAGCCGATAATCTGGCCAGATCCGACACATGGACCACGAGATTCTGAAGCAGTCAAAGCAGGACTGATCGAACCGTATCTGGGAGCACATACACAGATTGATTTCTCGCTTCCTTGTCCGAGCATCTTTGACTCAAAAGAGGAAATCAGGGAAAAATATGGAATCAAAGCGCAGAGACCGCTTGCGGAAAAGACCATGCAGAGAATTGCCAGAGGGTTAAAGAAGTTCGTTCTGGACAATCCAGAGCCGTTCATTGTGACTGTGAATCATGGCGGGGACCGTGCATCGCGGGATATTAAGGAACCGATGCCGACGATTACTGGAAAGCACGGATTCGGTATTGTGGAGCCGTACATGGTCCAGATAGGACAGACTGGTTTTACAGATAATCGCAGTAAAGATGTGCGAGATCCGCTGACAACAATCGTGAGCAAGAATGAACATTGCCTGATTGAACCAGTTCTTACTCCGTACATTATGTGCAACAACACAAATAATGTTGGGGGAAGTGTAGAAGATGGTTTGCCAACAATAACGACTGGCAATCGCAATTTCCTTATGGCACCGACATTGATCCAGTATCATTCGGAAACGGCAGCAGGAGAAGTACGCGGTCAGAATCTTGAAGAGCCGGTCATGACTGTGGATAGTTCGAACCGATACGGACTTACCAGTGCATATCTGGTTCAGTTCAATAATCACTGCGATGGAAGAGATATAACAGAACCAATACCGACGATTACGGCGGGGGATGGACATTTCGGTGAGGTACGGGCATTTCTAGTGAAATATTATGGTCAGGGAACAGGACAGGATATCAGAGATCCATTGGATACAATTCCAACTCATGATCGATTCGGCTTGGTAACGATACAGGGAACAGAATATGCCATTGTAGATATTGGACTTCGAATGCTGGAACCGAAGGAGCTATACGGCTGTCAGGGATTCCCAGATGATTATATTATTGACCGGGACTATACTGGCAAACCTTATCCGCGATCGGAGCAGGTGAAGCGATGTGGAAATGCAGTATGTCCGCCAATACCGGCGGCTCTTGTTAGAGCGAATCTTCCGGAACTTTGCAGAGCGTTAAGAATGCCGAATTACAGACCGGAGCAGATTTGCGAGGAAAATAATGGTCAATTGAGATTTGCATAATGGAGGACTTATGGGAAAGAAAGGTGCAGCACTCCGAGCAGAACGTGCAGCGAGTGCACGATATTCATTTACAGGTGCGGAACTGGAAGCGCGTGATCAGCGTCTTCTGGACCGGTTCCGTAGCCAGATCATGGAGGAATGTCAGAAAAAACTGCAGGAACAGTTTAATGAGAACATGAAAGAGGTAGACGAACACATTGCAGAGGAATGGAAGAAGAGGGAAGCTATGTTCAATGACAAAGGAGAGAGACTGAGTGAATTGCTTCGTCTTCTTCTGGCTTGTTCCTCACGAGTCCTGATTGAGAAATTCCACTGGAAACCGATTCCGATGGATGGGAATTATGACAAACGAAACCGGACATATCAGTTCGCGGAGTATCTGGCGGCGGAGATCAATGATATTTGCACGGATGAAACGAAAGACATTCGTCGGTATTGCGATGAGACCTACGAGAAATATGGTGTGAAGTTCCTATTTGAGGAATAAAAAAAGAGCAGATAACGGGAATCGAACCCGCCTTTCCAGCTTGGGAAGCTAGCGTTCTACCGATGAACCATATCTGCATGTAGATATTATATTACTGATCAGGAAGAAAATGCAAGAACTATATTGAGATTTAATGGGTAACCGGCCGAGTAATAATGAGGGCGCCCGGCGGAGAATCGGATAGAGAGCATAAGGGATTGGGATTCTCAATTATATTAAGATTTAAGAGAGGAGAATGCGGTATTGAAAAATCGTTTGAGGAACAGTCTGCTTGTACATACGCTAACTTATATGATTGGCAGTAGTATGGTTGGAGCCGTTGCAATGACATTGCTGTTAATTCGTTTCATGCTAAATGTATATATAATTGATCCATATTATTTGATTTGTGCAGTGATTATCTCGGTAGGATTATTTTTTACTGCATTTATATCGTTAAAGGATTGGAAGGGAAATTTACTTGATGAAAAAATTGGGTAAAATTATACAGGGAATATTTAAGTTGATTAAATTAGAAACTATGACCAATGCTGGACGAGCTAACTTAACGTTTGTATGCTTGTTAGTTCTTTTTGTGGTTTCATATACAACAAACGATATGCTCTGTTATCTTAAGATTTGATGGAGGGCTGTAAAAATGGGCGAAATTATAAGAGTTATTCAATATTTGAGATCATGCAGAAAAGCAAATATTGATTGCACAATAACGATAGACAGAAGAGAAACTCATTTGATCATGAATGCGCTGATAAAACAAGTACCGATGAAAGTCAGGGAAATCCATGTGGATGAATACTACTGTCCGGCGTGTGGAAGCGAAAATAACTGCAATGATGGAGTTGTGGAAGATAAGTTTTGCCCTGAATGCGGTCAGGCACTACTGAGGATGGAGGAATGAAAGGACATTATTGGTTTCATAAGAGAAAAAAATGAACAAACAATTGATGACAAGGTTAGATGTGATTTAATGGATATAAAATCTAAAGAGACCCTTGAAAAGAGAATAACAGCTGCAGTTGAAGAAAAATTGAAAGATATTTTGAATTAAATTAAGATTTAATAGAGGAATAAGCATGGAAAAAGAATTTTCGGAAGGATTTATGCATGACATTGCTGACATATTGGAATTGTGCATGAAAAATAATACGGACAATGTGGATTTGGTATTTGATATTAACGATGTGAAGTTTGGTGTAAATATCACATTTTCAATAGACAAGCCACAGAGCAAAATTCGGATTTAACTAAGATTTGATGGAGGAAAAATGAAAATTCCCAAAAAGGTTGAAAGGCTAATTGCTCGAAGGGCTAAATTAGCCGCAGACCTAATGTGTGCAGATGATAAACTTGTGAGTTGGCTTGAAACAAAAGATTTGATAGACAAGGTTGAAGAGTATGACATCCTAACTGGCTGTGAAATGTATGTAAATCCATACGATTCCGCTGATAGGATCAGAAAAGTAATATTAGACAACTAACCTGATATTTAATTGAGGAGTGATAGATTGGGAAAGGAAAACACAGCGATAAAAACACAAGTAGACAGAGTGTTCCGGACAATTGTAGATGAGATCGTGAAGGGGCCTAAAGCTACGAGCTGGAGCGCGACGATGCCGCCGTACTGCTACACGGTTCTTTGCCCGGATCCACGATATCAGCATAAGCGGAGATGATAGAACGGGAGGAGGGGATACCGATGGACAAAAATATTTTAATTCAGTACATAGATGCATGCGCATTGATCAGCGAAACAGAAGCAGAAATTAGACGATTGAAAAAACAGCGGAAAAAGATTGAGCAGGACGTGGTGAAAGGATCCTCACAGGAATTCCCGTATGTTGCCAAGAACTTTCGTATAGAAGGAGTTGCTTATTCAGTTGTGAAAGACCCGTTGAAGGTTGAAATACAGGAACACCTTCTGAAACAACGAATAGAGGAAGCAGCATCAATAAAGCTGCAGGTAGAAGAGTGGATGAATACGATTCCACAGCGCATGCAGCGTATTATCAAATATAGAATTTTCGATGGAGAGCCTTGGGGACAGGTTGCGATTAAGATAGGTCGGAACGCAACCGCGGATAGCGTTAGAATGGAATATGAACGATTCATGGCAAATGAATAAAGTTAGTTCGAAATGTTCACAATGTTCGTTTCGGAAATGGTTTAATGTAGACTGAAGCCAAAGGCATTCGGCTAGCGGCTTCCGGCTGATGTTTGTCATGGACATATGCTTGCAAGTTTTGTACGGTTTATGCAAGTTGGCATAAACTCCTCCCGCCTCTTAGTGGAATACTGATCAAAGGACCATCGCACGGTCCGGGAGGCTTTGGAGACACGGTCACTCCAGCGCATAGCGCAGAATCCGCAGCATACCAGGGATGACCTGGTAATGGACTTTTAGCTCAGATGGTCAGAGCAGCGGGCTCATAACCTGCCGGTCCTTGGTTCGAGTCCAAGAAGGTCCATGTGGCCGGTTCGCTACCGGATGATGTGAGAGTGAGCGCAACGCCTCACAGAGAATGACAATGCCTGTGGAATGATATCGGAATATGTGGTCGCGAACGCATATTTGCCAAAGGACCTTTACTCCGGAGGACGATGGATTGAAGCAGGCCGTGCTCCACGGAATACCTTCCCGACCGGGAGGAAGCATGAGCCGTAAAAGCGAGCCGTGGGTTCGAATCCCAGTGTTCCGACTAAGGTTTTTCTTATGGAAAAGCCTCCTTAAAAATCACAAACACCCGGATGATGACGCCATCCGGGAACATTGCGAGGTAGAGCAGTCTGGAAGCTCGCCGGGCTCATAACCCGGAGGTCGTGGGTTCAAATCCTGCCTTCGCTATTTTGTCATAATTTATTTTCATAATGTTTTCCTTTGTTTGGGACCCGTGCAAAAATGCGGGTCTTTTTATGTCGAGAGATGTCGCCTGTTTGTGTATATCTGTTGTGCTATGATAAAAGAAAAACGGAGGGGAAAAATGAAAATAACAGCAAGTTCAGGCAATCTTGATATTATTGATTCTAGAACGGTATATTTGACAGACGTACAATCTGATTTAACGCTAAACTTTAATGAAAGTACAGGTGGGAATATTTCGTTAGAGATTCGATTTGTGAATGATCATTCTAACGAATATACAGTAAAAAGGAGTGTAGATGGCAACAAAATTAGCTATGAATGCGTAAATTTTGCAGATAATGGAACTGGAACTATTGAGCCTATTGAGCTAGCCACTTTCGGAGAAAAACAGATGTATATCATGTTTTGGAGCTTTTTACAAGGAGATGCCAAAGGTAAAAAGCGAGTCAGAAAAGTAGATTATACGTTATTTCTCGAAAGGTAGGTGAATACATTGGCTGGTAAGGATAATAATATTCAAGCATTGAAAGATATCGCAGCGTCAGACTTGAACGAATCTACAAAAAACATAGCAATGCAGAAGTTTGTAAATGGAGCAAAGGGGGATGAAAAGGGAATGTTTGATAAAGTTTTCGGGGAAAGGCACCCTGATTTATATATAGCAGGTTTAATTGCTGTATGTCTTCTGATAATTGGGGGATTATGCTCTTATCTTTTCCGCTCGGATGTATCTGCTGTAAAAGAATTGTGGAACATATTTACTCCAGCACTCACGTTAATAATAGGTTATGTGTTGGGAAATAAAAAGGAAAAATGACTTGATTATGAGAAAAATTGCTTTAGCGTTGTAAATTGCTGATTATAGTTGTGACGGGGATGAGTATATAAATTCATCTCCGTTTTTTATGTGGAGGAATGTTATGAAATGTTTATGTCAAACAGCAATTGTTTTTCTGGCAGTTTATATGGCGGTTAATTATGGGATGGAGTGGCTGTGGTTAATTGCGTTGGTGGTATTTGGATAAGATGATGCAGAAATGGTTTTGAATCCATATAGCGTATGATAAGCGCCTTCACACTTTATATAACGAAAACAACCCCTCTTTTGTGACCGAAATAATTCACAAATATAAAGTTCTTTTTTGTGAACATTCCTTATTCGCACATGTGGTATGATAAAGAAAATGTCGAAAAGGGGGATTTTATGGCAGAGAAATGGAATGCTTTTGTAAATAATCCGGTTGCAGTTTCTATCATTACTGGTATTATCACTTTTATTATTACATGGCCAATTAATAACTGGCTAACTAAGAAAACCAGTAAAAAAGATTATTATGATCGTGTAGAAAAAACAAATAGAAAGATTATTGAAGTTTGTACAGATTACGTTATTATGTTTCAATCGGGAGACGATAACGTGTTAGGAAAAATAATAAAAGGGCTTTGCATAGAGGGAAAAATCAACGAAGAAGACGCTTATGGAATCCAGAGTGTAAAGGCTATTTTAATAAAAGAATTTGTTAAGATGCGTTTGATATCTGACGACATAAAAAAAGCGATCATACAGGATTTATGCAAAGAAAAAAGGACAGAGCCGAATATTGCAATAATGATGGAAAAAGTTATCCTGCATGAGGATAAAAGTAAATTAAGTGCATCATTGTTAGGGGTACTTGTATCAGTATGTACTGTTATGGTATCACTGGTAAGCATGTACGGAAATTTTGACAGTGTTGTTTTTTCCAGATCTGATCGAATGCTTATGTTGATTGTAACAGTATTACTGTTAGAACTTACTCTCATCATGTTGTTGTTTGTATATAGAAGGATAAAAAGAGAGCGTGGAGAATGGTTGCGAGAAGAACGAGATGAGGTTAGAAAACCGGAAAAAGCATCCGCTTTTGATGAGATACTTAGGGAGAATACAATAACAAAAGATGATAATAGATAAGGTATATTTTGGGGTATGATGGAAGAAAAGGGGAGGAAATAATTACTATGAATTCTATTTCAAATGCAACAAACTGTATATGTATTACCGAGAGCCTACTGTGTAACGTGGCTTATATATTAGCAATAACATTTCAGTTAACTGCGGCGTTATTACTTGTGGGGAATACCTCAACTTCACGCAAAGGAATTATTTCTACTTATAGAAAGCAGAATAGAGGTATTGTTTTTTATGAGAAAGGTACGTTGGCATCTGACGAAGGTTTAATAGATGCAATATGTTCTGTTTGGATTAATAAGTTAGCCTTTGTTTATCTGACTGTGGGTTATTTAATAAGTGTTTGGGGAGAGAGAACTATTGGCAGGATGGATGCTTTCCTGGTAATTTTAGGTTTAACAGTTGCTTTATATGTGCTTACCCAAAAGTGGACGAAATATGTAGCAGACGATTTTGTTCCGTTAAGGAGAGATGAGCTCCCAATGGAAGGCGGAGTTATGTTTAGTGAAATAGAGGATGAAAAGTAGAAATGAAGAGTCACCACGGTGGCTCTTTTTCTATACAAGGAGGTGAGCCAGATGGCGAATCACAGAAGAACTGTAAAGAAACTCCAGACGGCTCTTGCCTTATCTGGAAGAGTGATCCGGATGAACACGCGACAGTTCTATTCGGAAGAACAGAAACGAATGATAGATAGCTATAGTCTGGTTGAGAAGAAACCATACAAGAAGAAAGATGGAATGATGGGAATGAAGGATGAGGAGATTTACCACTCCTGTTCCATGATCGATATTGTAAAATTTCTCGCTGGTCTTTACAAAGGCGGTGGGTAACATTGGCACTCACTGAGAAGCAGAAACGATTTGCAGATTATTATTTGGAAACGGGAAATGGAGCAGAGGCTGCGAGGAGAGCCGGATACAAAGAAAAGAATGCTGATAACATGGCATCAGAGAACTTGCGAAAACCTGCGATAATGCAATATATAGCAGAGCGCCGCCGGCAGATGGACGAAAAACGAATCGCCACTGTCGATGAGGTGCTCTTATTCTTTTCGCAGGTAATGCGGGGCGAGGTCAAGGATCAGTTTGGATTAGATGCCCAATTAGCAGATAGGGTTGCTGCGGGAAAGGAAATTGTAAGACGCTTTGAGAAGATGAGAACACCACTTGATATTCAAGAGCAGGAGGCTCGCATTGAGCACCTCAAAGCACAAACAGATCGGTTGAACAGGGAAACTATACTAGAAGATGATGACGGGGTGGTGATTATCAATGACGCGCCAAAAGGAAATTAAGATATCCGATATTGTGATTCCGAAATACCTGCCCATTTTTAATAATCGCAGATACCGTCACATCATTCTTACATCGGGGCGTGCAGGAACGAAGTCGAGCTTTGCTGCTATCCGGTCGGACTATCAGCTAATTGATGACATGAACGGCTCTGTAGTTGTTCTTCGTAAGCACCATAATAAACTGAGGAAAACTGTCTACAAGGAAATGCTCCGTGGTATCAATCGTCTCGGCGTGGACAAGAAGCGGTTTCGAATCGGTAAGTCTCCAATGGAGATTCAGTATAAGAAACACGGAACCACCATGTATTTCGCTGGATCAGATGGCATCGACGATACAAAAGGTATCATTGACGAGAATAAACCAATTAAACTGGTGGTATTGGACGAGCTGACGGAGTTCTTTGATGATGGAGAAGGGGAAGACGAGCTTCAGAACATCGAGGCGACGTTCATCCGAGGCAACAAGGGTGACTTCCAAATGATCTATCTCTACAACCCTCCAAAGAACCCGAATGCACCGATCAATAAATGGTGCAGGAAGATGGAGAAACGAAACGACTGTATCCGCATTCATACGGACTACAGAGACGTTCCAGAAGAGTGGCTTGGGCATGATCTGATCGAGTCAGCAGAAATGATGAAGCAGATTGACGAGAAGCAGTACCGTTGGGTATGGCTCGGTCAGAGCATTGGTGTGGATGAGGTGATCTATTATATGTTTTCTGACCGCCACAAGAAGAGGCCAGACAGGGATCACTATCGTATCATTGGTCTTGGCGGTGACTATGGACAGCAGAATGCGACAACATTCCAGGCTTTTGGCCTAGATGAATATGCGCATAAATTGATCGGTTTGGACGAATACTTCCATTCCGGACGGGACTCCGGCAAACAGAAGAGCCCATCGGAATACGCAAAGGAACTGGTTACCTTTTTGAATGAACTAAGCGAAACATATTCGTGTAGCTATTTTTATATTTTCTTGGATCCATCAGCAAAAGGTCTGCAGGAAGAGATCAAGCGCGCGACTAGAGAATGCACGTATGAGGTCCTGATCAAGGATGCGGACAATGACGTAGCATTGGGGATTTCTCGCGTTCAGAAACTATTGATGTTCGATATGATGTCCGTATCACCAAAACAGGAGCATGCGATAGACGAATTTGGAACATACGAATATGATAAGAAGTCGATTGAGAAGGGAAATGAAGTTCCAGTAAAAGTCGATGACCACTGCATGGATGCGATACGCTATCTGGTCATGGGATTCTGGAAGAAGTTAAAGCCATACTTGCCGGTGAAGGTAACGGAAGAGAAGTTCCGGAACCCAATAGATGAGGATGATGACGATGAATATATTTGAATATTTTAGGAAAAAGGGTATCGATACTGTCGATGCCTCTTTTTATGCCAAGATTGCAGAGTGGACCAGCTGGTACCAGAGCAACGTGAAGAAGTTTCATTTCTATCGTGTATATGGTGGACGGGGAACTTACACACGATGCCGCCGGCACAGCATGGGCATGGCGAAGAAAGTAAGCCAGGATGTGGCCGATCTGCTTCTGAATGAAAAGGTTACGATCACGTTGGCAGACGAAAAGACAGACAAGTACGTGAAAAAGGTGTTGAGCGACGCAAAGTTTTCTACAATGGGTAATGAATACCAGGAGCGAAAGGCTGCAAAAGGAACCGTTGCTTATGTACCGTATCTGGTGGGTGAAGTAACCGAAGAGGGCGAGATCGTAAACGGGGAAGTAAAAATCAATTACCTGGATGCTCCGAACATTTTTCCCATGAGTTGGGAAAATGGTGTTGTGAAAGAGTGCGCTTTTGTATTTCCGAAGGTGTACCGACAAAAGAACTACGCGCACATTCAATTTCATAAACTTGAGGCTGGCCAGTACGTGATTGAGAATACCGTGGTCGAATGCACAAGAGGTGCAGGAATAGAGCTGACCAAAGAAGAGTGGCGGCAGATTCCGGCATTTGCAGATCTGACTGACAGGATTGAAACCGGTTCGAAAGAGCGTCAATTCGTGATCGACCGTTTGAATATCGTGAACAATGCCGACGAGGACGGCACCAATCCAATGGGTATCGCAATCTTCGCAAATTCTATCGATACGCTGCGGAAGCTGGACCTTGAATACGATTCCTATGCCAACGAGTTCAGCCTTGGCCGCAAGAGAATCTTCGTTGCTCCGGAGATGCTGTCGGATAAGAACGGAAACCCAACATTTGATTCCAACGATACCGTATTCTATCAGCTTCCGGAAGATTACATGACGAACGCCAAGGATCCAATTAAAGAAGTGAACATGGAACTTCGGACGGAAGCGCACAGTAAGGCTATCAATGATGATCTGAACTATCTGTCGTTTAAATGCGGATTTGGTACAGAACGATACAAATTTGACGGAGGAAACATCACGACTGCCACGCAGGTAATATCGGAGAATTCTGATCTGTATTGTTCTATCGTAAAGCATGAGCTCATATTGAGTGACGTACTAAAAGAACTGATCAGAATCATCATTCGCCTGGGAATCGCTGCCAACACTCCGGGACTTAAACTTGATACGGAGATCACGATTGCATTTGATGATTCCATCATTGAAGACAAGAAGAGTGAACGTCAGGATGACAGACAGGATGTTTCGATGGGAGTCATGCGCCTGGAGGAATACCGAGCGAAATGGTATGGCGAGACACTGGAAGAAGCAGCTAAGAAACTTCCAGAACCGGCACTGACGGAGGAGTGATATAGATGACACCAGAAGAACTGGAGAAATTACCAAAGCCGCTGGAGAGGACCATGAGTGCTTTGGAAATGTCCATCATGTCTGAGGTCGCAGAGAGAATCAAAGAGGCCGCGCAGATTACACCTATTACGGACTGGTCTTTGAATCGCTTGAACATGATTGGAGCCAGCAGGAAAAGAATTAAAAAGATGCTCGGCGATGCCATCAAAGAAGCAGAACTGGAAATAGACGATATTTACGAAAAGGCTATCCGATCGGATTACATACGCAATAAAGAGATTTATGATTCTGTTGGGCGTGATTATATTCCGTATGAAGAGAATGTCTGGATGCAGCAGATTGTAGAAGCATGTATGAGGCAGACAAAGGACAGCCTTCGTCCGATGGAGAATCTAACAAAGACAACCGGTTTTAATGTTCCGATGGGAAGCGGAGAGAAAGTATTCACACCGCTGTCGGAGTATCTGGAACGCAGTCTCGATAAAGCGATGCTTGGGATTATGACTGGGGCGAAGACTTACAGCCAGGCGGTTGGTGAGGTCATTGATGAAATGACAGCCAGTGGAGTCCGGGTAGTAGAATATGCTTCCGGCAGATCTGACCGAATCGAGGTGGCGGCACGCAGAGCCTTGATGACGGGTGTGGCTCAGATGACGGATAAGGTCAATGAGAAGAATGCTGAAGAGCTGGGAACCAATTACTGGGAGGTGGACTGGCATATGGGCGCCAGAAACACCGGTACCGGATATCTGAATCATCAAAGCTGGCAGGGAAAAGTGTATAGCGAGGAAGAAATGCGGACTGTTTGTGGAAAAGGTCAGATGCTTGGTTTTGGCGGCATCAACTGTTACCATATCGCGTTTGCTTTTATTCCTGGTGTCAGCAAGCGAAAGTACACGGATGAGTGGCTGGAGGAGCAGAATCGGAAAGAGAATGAGAAAAAGGACTTTAAGGGAAGATGCTATGATACATACGGAGCGCTGCAGCACCAGCGCAGACTGGAACGCACAATCCGGAAACAGAAACAGGACGTAAGTCTTTTGGAAAAAGCCGGAGCAGATACGGACGATATCATAGCAGCGAAGAGTAGGCTGCGACTTACGGACAAGACCTACACTGAATTCTCCAGAGAGATGGGGCTCAGACAGCAGAGAGAACGGTTGAGAATTCCTAAAGACAATATTGTTTCCGCGCCAAAGAATGGTATAATAAAAGCAATCAAGATTCCAAACGATAACGCTCATGTGTCCAATGTTCCAGAAGATATAATGAAAGATATTCAGCGTGGAATCGATGAGATTTTACAAGAATATGATGCAAAGATACACAAGTTTTCGGTAAGAGATGTTAGTGATGAACTGCCGAACACACCGTATTTGACCAGATTTATTGACAATGATGGTATGCGGGAAGTTGAGTTTATAGTTAATAGTGGATATGATTTTTCGGATTTTCGTGAAATCGTTAAGTTGGGGTATGAAACCAAGTACTTTGCTGGGCGTACAGTAAAAGACCACGCAATCCATGAAATGGCGCATGTGATGACCGGGCAACAGTATAAAACGTTCGCTGGTTTTTATGACTTTTATGAGCGGGTTGATAAACAATATGTTCCGGGCGTATCAGGATATGCCGATGCAACGCAGAGTGGTCTTGAGACTTTGGCAGAAGCCTTTGTAAAAATTCGAAATGGTGAAGATGTTCCACCAGCGGCAAAGAAGTTGGTGGAGAGATATATTGAAAGGTGGAGGAAGTGATGATTACTGTGCCGTATTGTCTGAAGTGTGTTCATGTGAGAAGCGGAATGAAATGTGAAGCATATCCCAATGGCATTCCGAGAGACATTTTACTTAGTAAGAAAGAACCAGCAAAACAGTGTAATAAATCGAAAATAGGATATATAGAGAAGAAGGCATCTGAGTGATTAGATGCTTTTCTTATATTCAGAAGTTGCACCAGTGCAACGGGAAGGAGGTAGCATGTGCACAGATTATTCAGATGGCTAAGAGGACTATTCTGTAGAGACCGTTGTAAACATCACTTCCGGAAGCACTGGTTCCGGACTCATGGTCCATACGGTGGCTATGCAAGACGATGCACAGTGTGCGGAAAGGTTGAGTGATCCAGATATCTCCCTGTGGGCAGTGGGGTGAGACTGTCCAAGAATGGTGTAACATGATAACGGTAAAAGCACATAAAAATGGACTGGAAGTAAATGGCCACGCAGGGATAGCACCGTGCGGTCGAGATATTGTATGTGCCGGCGTTTCGGCTATCACATTGACATTACTCCGCGGTTTAGAAGAAATTGCCCGAATGGAAGTGGAGTCTATCTCTGTTAATGGATATGTAAGCGTGGAATGGGAAAAATTAAACGAGGTCGGCAAGGCACTGGTAGATACGTGGTATCTGGGAATGTGCGATATCGCCGATGAATATCAAAATTGTATAAAGTTTATGTAGGCATCCGGGAAGGGTGCTTTTATTATGCCCAAAACGTGAAGGCTTTAAAAGCTCGGGAGCCTGTCGAGGCAAAACGGAGGTAAAGAAAGTGAAGAAAAGATACATGAACTTACAGCTCTTCGCAGACGGCGGCGAGGGCGGCTCTGGTGGACAGGGCGGAAACGCCGGGGCTGGTAACGGCAGTCAGGGAAATGCCGGGAATGCAACTTACAGTTATGCGCAGGCAGAGGAAATTGCCAACGCGAGAGCTGACAGAGCGTCACGCACCGCACTTGCGGATTTCTTTCGTAAACAGGGGATGAACGAGGAGCAGGTCACACAAGCCATCAATGACTTCAAAGCGAAGCAGAAAGAAAATCAGCCGAATGTTTCTGCGATTGAGAAGGAACGCGATGATGCCAGAGCAGAATTGGAAGCCATGAAGAACACTAATCTGTTAAGAGATAAAGGCGTAAAAGCTGATGATCTGGATTATGTGCTTTTCAAAGTGCAGCAGAAGGTGACCGATAAGGTTGATTTTAAAAAGGCGGCAGAAGATTACCTCAAAGAGAATCCAAGATTTACAGGTCAGGGAACTTACCGTGTCTCCACGTCTACGCAGAGTGGTGGTTCTGGTGCAGCTCAGAATACAAATGAAACAATCAACAACGCCATTCGTATGGCAGCAAGAAGATAAGGAGTGTAAAAAGATGAAGAAAAGAATGAATTTACAGCTGTTCGCAACAGATGCAAACATTATTGATAGAACCGGTGCAGCGTCTCTCATTCCGGAAGAGAACGCAAAAGAGATCATTCAGGGCGTAGTCGCGCAGTCTGCGGTACTTCAGAGAGGACGCAAGCTTCCGAACATGTCCAGCAAGACATACAAGATGCCGGTACTTGATATGTTACCGATCGCATACTTCGTAGACGGTGACACTGGTAATAAAAAGACAACAAAACAGGCTTGGGATAAAAAGGTTATCACTGCCGAAGAAATCGCAGTCATTGTACCGATTCCGGAGGCAGTTCTTGATGACTCTGATTATGATATCTGGGCAGAAGTGAAACCGAGAATCATTGAAGCATTTGGTAAAGTGATTGACGGCGCGATTCTGTTTGGCGCAGATAAGCCGACTTCCTGGAGAGATGGTGTCGTTGCAACGGCGACAAGTGCTGGTTCTGTAGTGACTTTAGGTACGGATGATCTTTACGACAAACTTATGGGCGAAAGCGGCGTGATCTCCAAAGTGGAGGAATCTGGTTACTTTGTAAATGGTCATATGGCGGATATTTCCATGAGAGCTAAACTCAGAGGCTTAAAAGATCTGAACGGTCAGCCGATCTTTAAGAGCGATATGCAGTCCGGAACAAGCTATTCCCTGGATGGTTCCCCGATGACCTTCCCGAACAACGGTGCATTTGATAAGTCCCAGGCACTTATGATCTCCGGTGACTTCAGTCAGCTTGTATATGCAATCAGGCAGGATATCACGTTTAAACTGTTCACTGAGGGCGTTGTGCAGAACACAGACGGCACGATTGCATACAACTTAATGCAGAATGACATGGTGGCGCTCCGTGCAGTTATGCGTCTTGGCTGGGAAATCCCGAATCCGGTCAATGCACTTAAGACAGATAAGGCAAAACGCTGTCCGTTTGCAATCTTAAAAGCGTAAGGAGGTAGAAGCCGGTGATCTATGCAGATAGTGCTTTTTATGAAGAAAAATATCTGTTAGGCAGGAAGCCAGTCATCAGCACCGGCTTCCTCTTTTATGCCCGTCAGGCCAGCCAGACCATTGACCAGTACACATTTGGACGTCTGAAAGATACGGCAGAAGCCGATATTCCGGAAAAAGTCAAGATGTGCTGCTGTGAGCTGGCGGAAGCGGAGTTCCGGTCTGAGAAACAGAAGAAAGAAGCTGGTGGTAAGACCTCTGAGAAAATCGGTAGATATGCGGTTACCTTTGGAGGTGCATCGGAATCTGCAAAGGCGGCAGCAGAAGAACGTCGTGCAATTGTTATGAAATGGCTGGCGAACACCGGTCTTTGCTATCAGGGGGTGTGCTGATGTATACAAATGCGGATTGCACATTGTATTTGTACAACAAAGAAAAAGAATGGCCATCAGAGGACCTCTTTCCGTCCCGAAATTTGTTTCCGGGCATTCCACATGATCACGAGGGCAGGGAATGTTATATCAGAGTTCCAGTATACGGCGTGTACTGGGAGGATGTAAGACAGTCAAGTTTCCTTAGGACCGGACAGCGAAACGCAGTTACGGCACTGGTGGTAATTCCAGTGGAAAGTCTCGGCACGAAAATGCGATTCACACAAGGCAAGGACTTGATTGTGAAGGGCGTTGTGGAGGATGAGATTGATTGTACGGACCAGATAACACTATCACGATCTCTGGCGGCATTGAAAGCCTCTTATGATTATCTCACAACCATGAGTGTGGATGAGCGGTTATATGGAAGTGAAAGTGTGCAGCATTATGAATTGTCGTGTAAGTAGTCTGGGGGTGGCTGGATGTTTGATGGAAAACTGGATATTAAAGCCACAGATCTGATGCTCAAAGAACGTGGACTTCAGGACGGTGGACCGGTGCAGCAGACAATCGATACAGAGGTTATGCGGTATATGAGTCCGTATATGCCGCGCAGACAGGCGGGTGAGCTGGAACATCTAATGGTTTTGGCTACTGTAATCGGTTCCGGCCAGATTGATATCCCTGGACCATATGCGCACTATCTCCATGAAGGTATTTTATATGTATCTCCATCGACTGGAAGTGCCTGGGCGAAACGGAATGAAATCAAGATCCCGACCAATAAAGAACTGACGTATGCCGGCGCTCCGATGCGTGGAAAAAAGTTCTTTGATCGTATGAAAGCAGACCACAAAGATGACATTCTGGAAGCTGCGCAGAAGGTGGCGAACCGAGGTGGAAGAAAATGACAATCATTGATTTTATGCGTGAGAAGCTGACGGAATATCCCAAGATCTCAGAGTTTCTGGCTTCCGGAGATATCCATATAGATTTCACAGAACCGGATCCGGAGAGTTATGGTCTTTCCAGTACCGGCGACAAACTCGTATCAGAAGACATCTTGGGAAACCAGATACGTCAGCATAATTTTGTGATGTACGCAGTCGGTCAGTCATTCACGGATTACAACCGTCTTGCCAATAGCAATTTCCTTTTGGAACTTGCCTACTGGCTGGAGCGATTACCAGAGCAGAATGGTATCGCAGTGACCGTGGATGGCGAGGAACTGACCGGCAGATTCATAAAAGCAACCACCGCCAATGCGATGAGCATGGGATGGATGGGAGAAACAGTAAACGATGGATGCATGTATCAGATTCAGATATATGCCCAATACAAAATAGAAAGCGAGGAAATTTGATCATGATGAAAATGAATTTACAGCTTTTTGCTGATGAAGTAACTGGAAGAATCAAACGTAAATTCATGGCACATTACATTGATTCTGCTGTTCCGGGAACAGAGGCAACAGTATATGTTCGCCTAGGTAAAGACCTTGAAGAATTCAATATCGAAATGAATGCTAATGTGGATACAAAGAATAATATTCTCGGCGAGACTTCTGTAAATCTTGACAGTTATCAGCCACAGGCTTCTGCTGAACCGTACTATGCAGAAGTAGGAGATCCGCTGTTTACACGTCTGCAGAAGATCATCGATGAGCGTCAGACCCTTGACGATTTGAAGACAACTGTATTAGAAGTGCATCTCTGGGAAACTTCCGGTGCAGAAGGTTCATTTGTGGCATATAGCGAGGAAGCAATCATTGAGGTTTCTAGTTACGGCGGCGATACAACCGGTTATCAGATTCCGTTTAATGTGCACCACACAGGCAACAGAAAGAAGGGTACCTTCAATGTCACAACAAAGACATTTACACCTGATGCTGCGTAGGAGGTGTCTGAATGCAGAGTCTTAATTTTGATGATGGATTAAAAAGCTTTGCGATCAATGGCGACGAGAGCCGTGTGATCCGTTTTAATCCTGCAGATCCAGATCTGATTATTCGCTACGATAAGGCGAGAAAAAGAATTGCGGGAATCAGTACAGAAAAGCTGTCAGCAGTCAAGCTAGATGGTCGTGGGCAGTTGCTGAATAAAGAAGATGAAGATGGATACGATGAGGCAGTGGAAGCGCTGAAGGAAGTAAACCAGACAATCCGTGAAGCATTGAAAGACCTATTCATTGCAGACGTATATGATATTGTTTTTGCTGGTATGTCACCGTTTGCGGGAGCAACTGATGGACGATTTGTTTTCGAAACATTTATGGAAGCGGTTAAACCAATTCTGGAATCTGGTATTGCAGAATACAGAGCTGCCAGTGAAAAACGTATGGAGAAGTATACGAAAGGATACAAGTAATGATCGGGCGTTTGCCGAAGTCTCTGGAAGTTGGTGGGGAGGAATGGTCCATCCGTACCGACTTCCGGGATATCCTGGTCATTATGGAAGCATGCGCAGATCCGGATCTCAGCGACAGAGAAAAGATGGAAATCATGCTGACTGTTTTGTATGAGGATTTCCGGAATATGCCTGGCAGTCTATACCCAGAGGCAGCAGAGCGCGCCGCATGGTTCATTGACTGCGGCAACGAGCAGGAAGAAGGGAAACGGCCAAAGAGGCTCATGGACTGGAATCAGGATGAAAAGATTCTATTTCCGGCTATCAATAAAGTAGCAGGAAGAGAAGTTCGAACGGCGGAATACATCCACTGGTGGACGTTCATGGGCTATTTTATGGAGATTGAAGAAGGTACGTTTTCGACCGTCCTGACGATACGTCAGAAGAAGGCATCTAAGAAGAAACTCTCAAAGTGGGAACAGGATTTCTACAGAAAAAACAAATCTCTGTGCGACCTTAAGACACGCTATACGAAAGAGGAACAGGCAGAGATTGATTATTGGAATCAGTTGTTGGGCGGGTGAGACCGCTCTTTTTTAATGCAGGAAAAGAGGTGATATCATGGCTGATGGCAGTATTAATTTTGACACAGGGATTGACACGGATGGATTTAAGCGCGATGCGAGAACATTGAAAGAAGCTGCGGATGCCTGTGCTAGATCAGTAGAGAACACTGGAAAGAGGGTTTACGATGCGTTTAATAAATCGAGTAAGGTGACAGCACTGGAAAGCCAGATTTCACAGACAGAATCGAAGATTCAGAGTCTTACGGCGGAGATGGAGCAGATTGGTGCGACTAAAGTGCCGACGGAAGAATACAGAATGCTTTCTGACTTAGTGGACAAGACTCAGATAAAGTTGGATGGTTTGTTGGAACGTCAAGAGAAGATGGAGGCAATGGGAACAAAGAAAAGCTCCTCTTCATGGAAAAATCTTCAATATGACATCGATGCAACATCCAGAAAGCTTGATGTTTATCAAGGAGAATTGCAGGAGACCATAGATAAAGAACGTGCATTTACATCGGGAAAGCAGACGAATGCTTATCAAACGAAAGCAGCTAAATTGGATGAACTAAATGAAAAACTGTACACACAGAAACAAAGGTTGATAGAGATCGTTGAACAAGAATTGGAGAAAGAAGTTAAAATTCCAGTTGAATTTGATCTTGATTCTTTTGAAGGTCAGAAAAGAAAGCTGAAAAGTGAACTAAAAGATTTAGAAAGCCAGGGAATCACATTTGGAGATGCGGATTATGATGAGCATTATGTGGAATTGCAAAAAGTAATTGCTGCAGAAAATGAATATAAGAGATCGCTACTTGAAGTGGATGATGTATTGGAAGAGGTAACAGATGCATCAGACAAACATACAAGGGCTTTAAAAAAAGAGGGAAAGGAAGCCCAGAAGACAGGCAAGAAGATGACCATGCTAGGCATGATTGGTCGTTCTATCCTGATCAGCTTTGCGATGCGTGCGGTTTCTGCTATCGGAACAGCAATTAAAGAAGGATATCAGAATCTGGCACAGTACTCTGACAATGTAAACATCTCCCTGTCAGAATTGCAGTCCTCTCTTCTGTATCTGAAGAACAGTTTCGCAGCAGCTTTTTCGCCTATGCTGAATTACGTAGTTCCTGCGCTGAATGTATTGATTGATACAATCGCGAATGCCGTGTCTTGGATTGGTCAGTTGTTTGCTGCATTGACTGGGAAATCGACCTTTGTGAAGGCCAAGAAAACACAGGAAGATTATGCGGCAAGTTTAAAAAAGACCGGAAGTGTTGCATCGAAAGCAGGAAAAGAGGCGGAACGGTCTACGGCCAGCTTCGACAAGTTGAATGTAATCTCGGAACAGGGGACCAATGGTGGTGGTTCAGGTGGAGCAAGTGCCACAGATTCGTCAGAGATGTTTGAAACGGTGGCAGTCAGTGAAATGGCACTGGCAGCAATGGATAAGATAAAATCGGAAATGAATGAGCTAAAAAGCTTTCTTCAGGAAAACAAGGAAGAAATTCTGGCAATTACCGGAGGTCTGCTTGCGGGGATTGGAGCATATTTCTTGGCGTCAAACTGGGATACGATTGCAGTTGGAGTAATATCTGCTTTTAATGGATTAAAAACAGGAATCTTAGCTGCATTATCCGGAATTTCGCCTGCAGCTTTAGGTATAGCAGCCATAGTAGGAATTGTGGTGGCTGCGATTATTGATCTATGGAACACTTCAGAAGCCTTTCGTGCAACTGTAACGAGAGCATGGGAGCTTATTTCGGGCGCAGCCATAGAAGCTTGGGATACGATATGGAATCTTGGTCTTAAACCATTGGGAAAAGCCTTGGTAGAGCTTGCGAAGGCAATTTATGATTTCTATGAAACAAGTGGATTAAAGAAACTGTTTGAAGTTGTTATTTCTGGAATTGTATCTGTGGCAGGTTATCTGCTTTCTGTTTTGATTTCTGCCATCGGTGCTACTGTGGCAATAATCACTGGTGCGGTGGCAATTATCATTAGACTGATTGCAGATGTTGTCAATACTGTTACATGGCTACTTGAGAATTGGGAAACAGTCTGGAATGCAATTGGAAGTTTTCTACGTACAACGGCAAAATCAGTAATTCAAGCATCATTGAACGTTATCATGATTTCATTTGAAGCTTTTGGAGCGCTGATATCAACGATTATTGGAAGTGCTTTGCTTGTACTGGACGGCTTTTTAAAGTTCCTCCATATTGGCTTCACTCAGGGATGGGATAAAGCATGGCAGAATGTCGGAGATATATTCCGGAATGTATTCAACGGCATTGTGGAAATTGCAGAAAATGCTATCAACTATATCGTAGACAGTCTGAACTCCATGAGTTTTGATGTCCCTGAATGGGTTCCCAAGATTGGCGGTCAGACATTTGGCTTTGACCTGGATCGTGTGCATTTACCGCGTTTGGCATCTGGTACTGTGGTGCCGCCGCGTGCCGGTGAGTTTGCTGCAATTCTCGGTGATAATAACCGCGAGGCTGAGGTGGTATCGCCGATCAGCGCCATGAAGCAGGCGTTTAAAGAGGCAATGTCCGAGATGGGCGGTGGAGAGAGTGAGATACGCCTCATCGTAAATCTGGATGGTCAAGTTGTATATGAAACTGTAGTGAAGAAAAATAGACAGGCGAAGAAGCAGACGGGAAAGAATCCCCTCTTCGTGTAAGGAGGTTTTGATATGGCTTTTCAAGGCTGGCTTATAAAATTTGGGGAAACCGTGCTTCCGAATAAATATCTGGAAAAATATAAAGAGACACCGAATCAGCGTCTGGAGCTCGCGGCTTACCGTGACACAGACGCTCTTTTGCACCGTGAGACCTCACCAAATTACAAAACAAAGATTGTTCTTCCGATTCGCGAACTGTATCTTGGTGAGAAAATCGTGTTGAAAGCAATCGTGGATTCTGGTGTGGTTCTGGAAGCAGAGCGCAAGGTGTCTGTGACTTACTGGAACAGCGAGGAAATGGACTACAAGACCGGTATTTTCTATATGCCGGATATCGAGTATGAAGTGAAGTATGTCAGTGAAGCCAAGCTGAATATGCTTTATGCAGCTTTCCAGATTGAACTGATCGAATACTAGGAGGTGGAACATGAAAATAGATAGCGCTTTGAAAGCACTATACAAAGCAGACAGTGAAAATAAAACACTGTTTCTGGATTTCTACCGACCTGGTGCAAAGGATCCGTTCTTAAGTATTGGCAAAGATGGACGGATCATGAATGATTCCATGAAAATCACCGAAGCCCTCTGCAGTGATGAAAACCTCACCTTCGGCAGCTGTGAGGCGACCCAGTTTGAAATCACACTGATCGATGTGGAAGAGGACCTGAAGGGCGCCATCATGGTCGCATATCAGACTCTGAGTTTTTATACCACAGAGGAATTGTATCCGAATACAGATCTGTACCCATACGAAGGTTTGTATCCGGCTGATAGCGCGGTGGAAATCCCATGTCCGGTTCCTCTCGGCAAGTATATTGTCCAGACTGCAGACCGCGGTACGAACCGGCGGCACAGGAACGTAGTGGCACTGGATTTCATGACACTCTTCGATGTGGATGTGATTGCGTGGTATAACTCCCTGGAGTTCCCGATGCTTCTCCAGGATTTCCGTGCGAGCCTTTGTACATATGTAGGTGTGACGGAATCTGTACCGGTAGATTTTGTGAATGACGACATGATCGTGGAAAAGACCATTGATGCAGCAGAGCTCATGGGACGTGATGTTTTGATCGCCTGTGAGCAGATCAATGGCACGTTCGGTCACTTCGACCGGGACGGAGTTCTTCAGCATATCACCCTGGATAAAACGGCATCAGGTTCCAGCGGATGTGATGAAAACATGGAATCATATCTGTGCATCTCTGAAAGACATGAGGACTACACGGTGAACACCATCGGCAAAGTCCGTATCTTCCAGGAAGAGGGTGACATCGGAACCATCTATGGAGACGGCACGAATTGTTATTCTGTGGAAGGTAATTTTCTTTTGTATGGAAAGAATGCAGCAGAGCTGGAGACCATCGCGGCGAATCTTTATTCCAAAGTTTCAGGACTCTGTTATGTGCCTGTGGAACTTCAGTGTAAGGGTCTTCCGTATCTGGAGGTGGGAGCGTCTCTATGGATTGCCAGAGAGAAGATCTTCACATACCTTATGAAACGTACACTCACAGGTGTATTTGCCCTGAAGGATAATATTACTTCCACTGGCGAGGAGATCCGGAGCATGGACACCAATGTTATGACCGAGATCATTCAACTTAAGGGACGTACGGCAGTCATTAAGAAGAGTGTGGAAGAGGTTTCTGTCAGTGTGACTAATCTGGCCAACAATACGGCGGCACAGTTTAAGATCATGTCGGATGAGATCGGCATGAAGGTGAGTGAGGGCGATGTTACTAATCAGTTGAACTCGGAGCTTAAGATTACCGGAAATGCAATCAATCTGACAACCGGACATTTCACGGTCAACTCCAAGAACCTGACCATCGATGAAAAGGGAAATGCAAACTTTTCCGGAACTGTAACCGGCGCGAGTTTCGAAGGTGGAATCATTGATGTGGGCGTGTTTTATGCAGATGATGAGGATGTCTGGTTTGGAGACTGGTATGTTTCTTCTGGTGGATCTAACATATTCCGGTCGAATGACGGTTCGGTTTCGTTCCAGACTAAAAAGGGTGGACCGTTTGGATCGTATGCGGCTCTGGTACTTTCTGGAGAATCCGGAACCACAACTGTGTCGGATCATCATGTGGAATCAAGATTGATTCAGGCAAATACGATGCATTGTGGTGAACTTTATCCAGAGGATGACTGGTGGGAAGGTTGGAGTCTGACCAAGACAATGAAGTGGCTGGCCCAGAGAATTACGGACTTGGAGGGAAGCGAATAAAGATATGAATGGGAAGAGAAAAGTATTGATCTATGATCGCGACAAGATGCAGAAGGCCGGGCAGCTCCTGAATGTGCTGAAGTTATCTGGTGTGGACAATTTCCGTATAGCATCAGAGCTCTCGTTCATTTTGGACTCCGGCGAGCCGGCGGAGATGGAAGCAAAGAAGGAGGAAAAGAAGGATGTCGTTCATAAGTGATTTTATTAGTGGATTTAAAGAATATGTAACTCAGACATGGAAGAACCGCCCAAGCACGGAGACACCGATGTCTGCGGAGAGACTGAACCATATCGAGGCTGGAATTAAAAGCATCAGTGATGCCATCAAAAACATGGCGTCAGCCATTATGAAAGATATGGCTGATCTGACCATCGGTGCATCGGACTGGAATGCAGCAGAGGGCGAGCCTGGATATGTGCAGAACCGGACGCACTGGGTGGATATTGTATCGAAGAAAGGAACGGTAATAGAGGAGACAAGTGTCAAATTTGTGACCAGTATGGCTTCTGTTTATGGCATAGGAACAGGCAACATCATTGCAGGTAAGCCTTATATTGTATATTGGAATGGAACTCCATATGAGTGTGAGGCATTTATGGGAGGCCAGAGTGTTCTTTTGGGAAATGGTTATCTTGTCAGCACTAGCAGAGAGGATACAGGTGAGCCATTTGGCATAGAAATGTTATCTGAAACATCTGCTTTTGTTATGAAGGCTACATCCGATGCAGAAACGATTACTATAAAAATCGAGACACCGGAAGTAGTGGTGTATCATACGCTTGATCCGAATTTTATTCCGCCTGGATTAGGTGGTGGTGGCGGTGTCACAAGTTGGAATAACCTTGATGATAGACCATTCGGTTCTGAAATCGTTGAACTTTTACCGTCAACAACTCTCACATTTGATGATGGAACGTCACTACTTGAAAGTTCACTTGGTCTTACACATGGCATGAAATGCGAAGTGTACTGGAACGGTGTGAAATACGAATGCGAATCACAACTTTCTGTGACTGAAGGTGTGACAGTTGGTTGTTATATCGGCAATGCTGATGGAACAACCAATGAACCATTTATAATCATAGATGTACTTCCAGAGTTTGTTGAGACGGCTGGTGCACCTTGTGTGATTATAGCTATGGATGGTTCAGAATCCGCAACAGTTTCCATAATCGGAGAAGTTATTACTAAACTTCCAGTCGAATATGCACCAGAGTATGATTTATTTGATTTAACAAGTTACTGTACAGTAAACTATGAGGCCTATATTTCCGATTCTGAAATGGAATACGGTGAAACAGTAATTGTGCCAGAGTTTGCAACAATCGCATCATACATCCGAAAGTATCGAAAAGCCAGATTCAAATTGAATTTGCAAGATGATAATAAGATTTACAATGGATTAGAAGCAGAATTAAACTTTGGTGTTGTAAGCGGTCAGTATTTTGCAACTATGGTTGTTCATGGCGGTGGTCAAATTTATCGTTATTTGACAGCAAAGTTGGTAAATGAAACAGGACAGGATATTCTTGTGATCTATTTCAACCAGAGTGTATAATTTTAGAAGTGATGTTCGGGTGAAAATCACATTTTACATGGACTATTATCCAGACGACAAGACTATTCCGGCGAGCATCAGGCACGGATATTATGAAACACTGAATGAAATCGAATCCGGAACAGAGGAGATTCATACCACTCAGCTTGTTCTATTGAGTACACGTCTCTGGTCCAAAGGATATCGTACATTTGTGCGAGATACGGACGGTGAAATATTTGAAATTCGTCCTGGGGATAACGAGAGGACCAAGCGGGAGCTTCGAGAAGGACACAATATCTGTAAGATGCTTTTGTCTGGAGAATTTACAAAACCTTAATAAAACAAAAAGGACGATTCTTTCTTGGCGGTGAGAAATCGTCCTTTTTAAAATCGCTTTTTTCTAGGTAACAGTATAACACACATGTGGTTGGATGGAAAGGAGCAAAAATACGATGAAAGGAAAAGTTTGTACTATGATCGGTATGATGGGAAGTTTAATTGCGTCATGGCTTGGCGGATGGGATGATGGTCTTGCAACTCTGGTTGCGTTTATGTGTATCGACTACATATCCGGTCTTATTGTGGCCGGAGTATTCCATAAGAGCAATAAGACAAAAAATGGTGCTTTGGAGTCCCTGGCTGGATGGAAAGGCCTCTGCCGAAAAGGTATGACGTTATTGTTTGTATTGATTGCACATCGCCTGGATCTGGCGATTGGAACTACATACAGCATACGAGACGCGGTGATAATTGGCTTTATGGTAAATGAACTGATCTCCATTGTTGAAAATGCAGGTTTGATGGGGGTACCATTGCCGGCAGTGATTACGAAGGCTATTGAAGTACTGACAAAGAAAGCGGAAATGGACAAGTTTAATTAAAAGTTACACCGGTGCAACTCACTGGCCTGGGAAATCTCCCAGGCCTTTTTTGATTTGGAGGGAAGAATATGTCATACGATAGAAATGTTGTAATCGAACTGGCGAAAGCAGAAGAGAATTATCTGGAGAAGAGGGATGGTAATCTGAAATATCTCTATGATAAGACTGCCAATGCGGGCAGTAAGAACTACACCAAATATGGAAAAGAAATGCATGACCTCTATCCAGCGGTCATGGACTATCCGGCAGCATGGTGTGATGCATTTGTGGACTGGTGTTTTATGCAGGCATATGGTGTCAGCAGCGCCAGAGCACTCATCGGAGGCGGGTTTGATGACTATACAGTCGCATCGGCGAATTTGTACAAGAAGAAAAACGCATGGAGACCGGCGGGAACAGCTCCGGAGCCTGGCTGGCAGATCTTCTTTAAGAACAGCACCAGAATCTGCCATACCGGCCTTGTAGTTGGATTCAATCCACTTACCAGAAAGGTACGCACGGCAGAAGGAAATACTTCATCGGCAGCAGGAGTAGTGGCAAACGGCGGCTGCGTACGGATCAAAGAATATTCCGTTGATTATGATCAGATCGCCGGATACGGTGTTCCGGCATACAACGACGGTAACTTTTCATTTACGCCGCATTGGGTGCGTTCCGGAGACAAGTGGTATTACCGTGTGGCTGACAGAGTAAATGCACATGGGTGGAAACTGATTAACCATCACTGGTACTTTTTTGATGAATCCGGAGAGATGCTGAAAGGTTGGCAGCAGATTAATGGTAGACGGTTCTATTTGGAAGAGTCGGGAGATTATGAAGGAGCATGCTGGCATGAATGTGCTGATCGGAGCGGTGCACTGGAACGTTGGTATGTGTAAAAACGAATGTCGATTTTGGTCGATAAATTGTATGTGCTTATCTTTTATGCCAATGATATGATTGAACCTATATAGATATTATAAGGGGAAAGATATCATGGAAGATAATTGCAAAATGGATTATGATAAGGCATGGAAATTGGCTCAGGCATGGAAGTGGTCTGCAATTGGGTGGAGAGTATTAGAGCATTTCTTTGTAGTTGGTGCATTTGCGGCATCTGTTGGTGTGATTTATCTTTCGACTACTGGAAACGACTGTGATGAAATAGTGGTCGGATTATCGGCATTGTCTGCCACATTGACACTTACGGGGTTTGCATGTCATCCATCCGTTGATATGAAAAACTATAGAATGGCTTTTGAGTTATTGAATGCTGCTTTGATATCACAGACAGAAGCAAAGGGAAAATTTAAAAATACTGAAGAGGCATGGAAAGTAATAACCGATGCTATTGTACTTGGAGAAAAATATATCGGAAAGACTTGCGATACTCCGGATTTTGAAAAAGATAAGGTGTGTGATAAATGCAAAAACCAGAAACGAGTTTTTGAGGTGATTATTCGAAAAGAAAATGATATCAATAAATAATTTTGTATACTTACGGTCAAACTTTTATTAGGGGGAAGTATGGAAATTTCTTTAATTGATTTTCTTTAATTGATTTCTTTAATTGATTTTCAAAAAATCTTGTCACAAAGTTATATGAAATATCGTTTTAATATTTGTGGAATTATGTTACAATATGAATAACTAAAAACCAGCCAGTATTTTACCCTATTACTTCCATAATAATAGGGTAAAATGCTTTTATACGCAAAAGCAAAAAGGATGACTCAATGGGGCTCTTGTGAACTCGGCGAGCAGGGAATGAGCCCAATCGAAATTCTGCGATATTTTTACGGAGATGACATCTATATCAACACTGCAGAGCAGATTTCCGGCATTCCGGCCTCGTTCCCTGGGACCAATCTGACGGTGGGAAGCAGTGGCGAGAAGGTTCGTCAGCTTCAGGAACAGCTTGATACGGTGGCATCGATCTATTCAGCAATTCCACGGGTTGCTGTCGATGGAATCTACGGGTCGGGAACACAGCGTGCGGTAGAGGCGTTCCAGTCGATTTTTGGATTGCCGGTTACAGGCGTTGTGGACTTTGCCACCTGGTATAAAATTTCACATATTTATGTGGGAATTACGCGGATCGCAGAATTGAATTGATGTTTGAAAATGTCGAAATTCGTCACCATCTTTCTATTTTCGTCTTTACCCTGATATACTAAAATAGTATACAATATATGGTTTTGTGCGGTCAGTCTGTACAAAGACCAATGTACTAAAGAAAGGGGGACGAGGAAGTTTGGTTTATAAGGAAAATGCCATACACAAATTGCTTCGAAAACTCGGAGGAAACGGTGGGTATTTAGGCTTCTTTTATGCAGCCAGTGCCATTGAACTCGTCATGAACAATGAGACTGAATTTTATCAGTGCAAATGGTTGTACAATGAGGTCGCAAATCAGTATCAGACCACGCCGGTTTGTGTAGAGCGCAATATCCGTACTCTGGTTGATTCCATTTGGAAACAAGGAAATCGGGAACTTCTTGGAGAAATCATACCTTATCCCGGAGGCAAAAAGCCGAAAAACGCTCAGTTTATCGATGGATTGGCCGTTTACCTTTCGGAACATCAGGAATAGCTGGGAATTTTCGGAAGCCCCCTAATTTAAAATTGGACGAATTGATATATGAACGCAAAAACAGGCATTTGGAAATTTTTCCGGATGCCTGTTTTTATCAATTGGTGGTATTCCTTCTGAAAACTGCCAGTGTAAAAGTCAAAATTGAACACAGACTAAATTTGAAAGCATTATGTTTTCAGAAAGGAGTGTTCATGATGGATATCATACGCGATGAAACCATGATACGAAAGGAATATGGAGATGCGGCACTGGCAATGGCGACAGTTCCGGTACAGTCCTGGGAAACTCTGTATGCTCCGGATGTGGCGCTGATGAAGGGAACGATCTTTCCCAGTCTGGATCTTCCGTTTTATGCGGCAGATGAATGGATCGGAGGTGTGACACGCTGATGGATCGAGTGCAGTTATTAAAAGAAATCGGTGAAGTGAGTTTTATGGTCAATGACTTGACGTTGTATCTGGATACCCATCCGACGGACAAAGAGGCATTGCAGGCGTTTACGGATGCAGCAAAACGAAGAAAGCAGCTGATGGAGACGTTTGCCAAGGAGTATGAGCCTCTGACCATGAACTGTGTCTGTGTGGAGACCAATAATGAAACGGACAGTTATACCAAGTATCCGAAGCAGAAACATTTTACCTGGTGTGATGGACCGCTTCCATGGGAAGGAGGGCTTTTATAATGTGGACCTATGAAAAACGACTGCAGTTTCCGGTGAAAATTACGAAGCCATGTCCCAAAACCGCTTCTCTGATCATCAGTCAGTTTGGCGGTCCGGACGGTGAACTGGCGGCATCAATGCGGTATTTGTCCCAGAGATATTCTATGCCGGACAAAGAAGTCGGCGGACTTTTGACGGACATCGGAACCGAAGAACTGGCGCAT